AGATACAGACATCGAACTGTGGGATCACTTCGGTAGCTCAAGCCTAGATGTCGTTGTCAATCGGATTCAGTACATGGTCCGAGCGACTGGGTGCCAGCACATCATCTTGGACCACATCAGCATATTGGTCTCAGGTCTTACTGGTGAGGTATCTGATGAGAGGAGACTCATCGACCTCATTATGCATAAGCTCAGGACCACGGTTCAGGAGCTAGGTATAACCCTGTTCTTGGTTAGTCACCTAAAGAGACCCCAGGGCATTGGCCATGAAGCAGGCGCCAGGGTCGAGCTATCACAGCTCCGAGGTTCTCACTCAATTGCTCAACTTGCTGATGCTTGCATAGGGCTACAAGTTAACCCTGAAGATCCAAGTGATGACACTCGTGAGATTGTCGTTCTCAAAAACCGATTCACAGGCCAAGTAGGTTTTGCTGGCCGTCTGAAGTACCACCGATCCCAAGCTCGATTACTTGAGATTTCGGATATGGATTCTAAATTTTAAATAGAGAGGATATTTATCATGACAAATCATGAAAAGAACTTCCTGGAGTTTCACCAGGCCAACCCCCACGTTTACGAGCTGTTTAAAAAGTACTGTAATGCAGCCTTTAAGTCAGGCAGAAGTCACTACTCTGCTTATGCTATTTTTGAGCGCATACGCTGGCACCAAGACATTGAGACCAATGACGATCTTGGCTTTAAGTTAAACAATAACCATCGACCCTACTACTCTAGGTTGTATCAACTCCAGTTCCCTAACCGGGCTAAATTCTTTAGGACCAGAGCCCTTACGTCAAAGCGTACGCCTTATATACCTAGTGTCCTTAGTAGCTCAACGCAAATGGAGCTGCCGTCATGTCACTGATCTTTGACCTGGAGACCAACGGCCTCCTAGACCAGTTGGACACCATCCACTGCATCGGGATCTTGGATACTGAGAATGGCGAAGGTGCCCAGGTCTACCACGGCGAAGACATACCCAAAGTACTTGAGCGACTGTCTACTGCTGATGAGATCATCGGCCACAACATCATTGGATTCGACCTCCACGCTATCAAGAAGGTCTACCCAGAGTGGACCTACCAGGGCAAAGTCACAGACACCCTAGTGCTCTCTCAGCTATTCCATGCTGACCTAATATCAGAGGACTCAGCTAAGGTAAACGCAGCTGAGGTGTTGCCTAGGAACCTCTGGGGACGCCATTCACTGAAAGCCTGGGGCATGAGAATGGGCACCATGAAAGGTGACTATGACGGAGGCTGGGAGGAGCTCAATGATGACATGCTGGTCTACTGCAAACAGGATGTGACGGTCACCTACCTGCTCTACAAGAAGCTAATGATTGACAGTGAGATATTCAGCACCCGGTCTATTGAACTGGAACATGTGATGGCCGATGTGTGTGACCGTATAGGCAACAATGGGTGGACCTTCGACACTGTCGCTGCTGGCGAACTCTACGCTGACCTAGCACAGAAACGCTCGGACTTGGAGCGCGAACTAGCAGTGCTGTTTGAGCCGTGGGAGATACACACCCAGTTCATTCCAAAGCGCGACAACAAGACCCTAGGCTATGTCAAAGGCGAGCCGTTTACTAAGGTCAAGGTCGTTGAGTTTAACCCAAGTAGCCGCAAGCACATCCAGTACTGTTTACAAAAGAAGTACAAATGGAAGCCTACAGAGTTTACGGCTAACGGTGATGCCAAAGTAGACGAAGCAGTACTCAGCAAACTCGAGTACCCAGAAGCCAAGAAACTGGCAATGATGTTTCTACTGACCAAGCGCATCGCTGCATTAGCAGAAGGCAACCAGGCATGGCTCAAGCTTTGTGACCTAGATGGAAAACTCAGGCACCGGATTATCCCTGGTGGAACAGTGTCAGGGAGAGCCAGCCACCGATCACCTAACCTAGCCCAGGTACCGAGTACCAGGTCAGCCTATGGCCGTGAGTGTCGTGACCTATTCACAGCACCCCCAGGATGGGTTATCTGTGGGTCGGATCTATCTGGGATCGAACTCAGGTGCCTAGCGCACTACCTCGACGATGGGGGTGAGTACGCCAAGCAGATCCTCGAGGGTGACATCCACACCTTTAATCAAAAGGCTGCTGGATTAGCTACTAGGGACCTAGCCAAGACATTCATCTACGCCACGATGTATGGCGGGGGTGATCGTCTCATAGGATCTATCGTTGGCGGCAAAGCCAAAGACGGCAAACGCCTCAAAGCAGCATTCGACCAATCAATACCTGCGTTCAAGTCTCTCAAAAGCGACCTCATCAGGGCCTACAAACGTGGCTACCTAAAAGGGCTCGATGGCCGTGCCTTGAGTGTCCGCAGTGAACACAGATGCCTAAGTCAGTTACTCCAGTCTGCTGGGGCAATCATATGTAAGGAATGGGTCAAGCTCGTTGACCAAGAACTAACCAAGGTAGGCAGCAAGGCATACATCATGGGATGGATCCATGACGAAGTGCAGATCGCTTGCCCAACAGAAGAGGAAGGAAATTATGTCGGTGACATCACTAGAAGAATGGCGAAAGAAGCAGGCATTGCTCTCAAAGTCGAAATCGACATCGATGCCGAATATCAACTGGGAAGAACTTGGTCTGACACCCACTGATGTGGATGACGATTTTGAGGACAACCTAGACCAGATACTCGCCATCTGGATTGTCTTGGATAGGGCCTGGCGAAGCCCATTCAAGGTCAAGAGTAACTTTGCCAGAGAGTCAGCAATGCACGTTGGTATCTGTGCATCAGAAGGCCTAATAAGCACCGCCCTAGAGCAAGACACCTGGGGTGACCGCTGGGGAATAACCGAAGACGGAAGAGATTTTAAGGAGGAACTAGATGAACGTATTAGACAACTTGTGTCCGACAAATAGGAACATTCTGGTTGATGCAGACCTGTATTTATTCCAAGCCACTGTGGCCTCTGAGGAGACCATATGCTGGGACATAGATGGAGACATATGGTCACTCAGAGCAGACCTAAAGAAGGCTAAGAAGTCCTTTACAGAGCGCCTAGAGGGCTTCAAAGAGCGCCTCGATGGAGAGCACTTAGTCCTATGTTTTACCACTGGTAGTAACTTCAGAAAAACTGTGTACGAGCCCTACAAAAGCAACCGCAAGAAGACTAGGAAACCAGTCGGCTATGCACACATGGTGACCTGGGCAATGGAGCACTGGCCCTCGACCACTGTCGATACTTTGGAGGCCGATGACATCATGGGAATACTCCAGTCAGCCCCAGGTTACTCAACGGTGGTGGTGAGTGATGACAAGGACCTACTGTCTGTACCGGGCACTGTGTACCGCCCTATGAAGGACGAGATCATCGATGTGTCACTGGCCGAAGCAGACCACTGGTTCCTAAGTCAATGCTTACAGGGAGACAGCACGGATGGCTATGGAGGCTGCAAAGGCATAGGTCCTAAGACAGCTGCCAAGGTCCTAGGTAACCACCCGTCATGGGAACAGGTTGCCCAGGCATACATCAAGGCCGGGTTAACTAGGGAAGATGCCCTAGCCCAATCACGCTGCGCCAGGATACTCAGGTGGACTGACTGGGACCAGGACACACAACAACTCAAGCTATGGGAGCCATAGGATGCTTATCGATAAACGATCAGTTATTACTGGGGTCCTCAATCAGATGGACCTCGATGTCACTCATGAAGAACTAAAGCGTCACCAAGCTGGCGAACTGGCACATAACGTATGGCCCCTACTGCTACCAGGTCAGCGAGAGTTCCTGATCTCTGGTATTACCGAGGAAGAGTGGGCCGATGTTTTTAGATGCGAGGGGTGTGAATCATGAGATTGACTGAGAGAGACCGAAGGTGGGCCACAGGTACCGCCCGACAACCAAAGGCTGCCTATGACATTCACCCATGTTCTGAGGAAGAACTGGCACCCAAATGTAAATGCCTGGTGGAATCAGGTAGCCGTAGGAATATCTTTAAACCATGCACAATATGCAAACTGAGGATAAGAGTATGAGTATTAACGAAGCAACACCTCAAGACTGGAACCGAGCCAACATAGCTACAGATGATCACGCATTGAATCGCTACAGTTTCCCCGGCAAGGACCGCAGTAGTAACACTCAGGTACAACACATCATCCCGTTTAAGCTACCCGTCGATGCCCAGAAGCGCAAGAGCATCCCAGTCTACTCTGGGTTCTTTGCCTACTTTCCTAGGGCCATTGCTGCAGTAGCTGAGGTATCTCTGGCTGGTGGCATACAGCACGGCCAAACCAGGGAGACACTGCACTGGGATAGACCACTGTCTGGTGATGAGTTGGATGCAATGATGAGACACATGATCGATGGTGACTGGGAGCAAGTAGCTTGGAGGGCTATGGCTCACCTTGAGAAGCACCTAGAGAAACAGGAGTTGTAGGTAGCCAAAGGTAACTAAAGAATGGGCAATG